ATGCACACATCCATCACCGCAGGCACGCCCGAATGGGTCGCGCGCTTCCTCGCCGCGCTACGCGACGGGCAGGGCGCGCGTGCCGCCGCCCGCGCCGCCGGGGTCACCAGCTCGACGCCCTATAACCGGCGCACGCGCGATGATGCCTTCCGCGCCGCCTGGGATGCGATCAAGCCGGTCGATGGGCGCAAGGCGCGCCATGCCGGGCCGCGCCGGCCACGCGGGGCCGCGCGCCACGATCGCTTTCTCGGCGAACTCGCCGAAACCTCCAATGTCGCTGCTGCGGCCGCTGTGGCCGGGCTGTCCACCGGCACGCTCTACAAGCTGCGCCGCAGCGATCCCGAGTTCGCCCGCCGCTGGTATGCCGCGCTGGCGGAAGGCTATGACAATCTGGAGATGGAGCTGCTGGGGCGGTTGCGCGCGGGCGAAAGCGCCGACGCCGCCGGCCCCGGGGCCGGGGCCGGGGCCGGGGCCGGGGAGGGCGCGGCCAAGGTCAAGTTCGATACCGCCGCCGCGCTGCGCTGCCTGGCCGCGCACCGCGAGAGCGTGGCGCGTGAAAAGGGCCGCCGCACGCTCGCCGCCGAGGTGGCCACGATCGCCGCAATCAACGCCCGGATCGACGAAATGCGGCTCAAGCAGCAGGCCACCCGGCGCGCCGTCGCCAAGGCGCGCCGGGCCGCCACCCCGCAGGTGGCGAAGGATGCGCCCGGTCATGGCTAGGGCGCACCGCATCCCCAGCCGCGGCACCTGGCTCCGGCGGCCGGGCCCCGCCGCCGACGAGGAGCGGTGCGAACTCGCCCGCAGACTCGCCCCGCACGAGCTCGACGCGCTCGGGAGTTGGTATTGGGAAGGCTGGGCGCGCGACGCGCAGCTCCCGCCCGAGCACGCCTGGCGGGTGTGGCTGATCTGCGCCGGGCGCGGCTTCGGCAAGACCCGCGCAGGGGCCGAATGGGTGCGCGATGTCGCCCGCCACGATGGCGCGGCGCGGATCGCGCTGGTGGGGGCCAATCTGGGCGAGGTGCGGACCGTGATGGTGGAGGGCGACAGCGGGGTGCTGGCCGCCGCGCCGGGCGCGCTGGCACCCGAGTTCGAGCCGTCGCTGCGGCGGCTGAGCTGGGAGAACGGGGCGAAGGCCTTTCTGTACTCCGCCGCCGAGCCGGACTCCTTGCGTGGCGGCCAGTTCAGCCATGCCTGGTGCGACGAAATCGCCAAATGGGATAATTCTTCGCAACGCGCGCTGTCCGCCTGGGACAATCTGCAACTGGCTATGCGAGTGGGGACAAGCCCGCGCATCCTCGCCACCACGACCCCGCGCCGGGTGCCGCTGATGCGGCGGTTGATGGCGGAGGCGCAGCGCGGCGAGGTGGTGGTGGCCACGGGCCGCACCACCGACAACGACGCGGTGCTGCCGACCGATTTCTTCACCGCGATGATCGCGCAATATGAACATACCACTTTTGGGCGGCAGGAGCTCGACGGCGCGCTGATGGAGGATCTCGACGGGGCCTTGTGGAGCCGCGCCTTGCTGGAGCGGTGCCGGATCGCCGGTCCGCCGCCCGATGCGGTGCGCGTGGTGGTGGCGGTCGATCCGCCCGCCGGCACCGGCGGCGATGCCTGCGGGATCGTGGTTGCCGAGCTGGGCGCGGACGGCCTGGCCACCGTGCGCGCCGATTGTTCGGTCGAACAGGCGGGCCCGGAGCGCTGGGCCAAGGCGGTGGCGCAGGCCGCCGCAGTGTGGGGCGCGGACCGCGTGGTGGCGGAGAAAAACCAGGGCGGCGAGATGGTCGCCAGCGTGCTCAAGGCCGCCGACATCACCCTGCCGGTGAAGCTGGTCCATGCCAACCGCGGCAAAGTGGCACGCGCCGAGCCGGTGGCCGCGCTCTACGAAACCGGCAAGGTCCGCCACGCCGGGTTGTTCGCCGCGCTGGAGGACGAGCTGTGCGGGTTGATGCGCGGCGGCGGCTATGAAGGGCCGGGGCGTTCGCCTGATCGCGCGGATGCGCTGGTGTGGGCGCTGACGGAGCTGATGCTGGGGCCAAGGGGGGAGCCGCGGGTGCGGGTGTTGTAACTCTGTGGAAAAAAGTTCAAGTGATTCAAAGCCAAAGGGAATTTCAGTTTGAAGTCACTTAGCAGATGTGCAAATTACCCGTGTTGGATAAATCCAACCCAAAGTTGGTAGCCAGCCTGCCGCTCCAAGGACTTAGAACGAGAACGCTAGCTGTTTAGGCCAACGCCGGGTGTGAGCAGTCACGTGCTCCTCCCGGCCCAGCCGCCAGCGTGTGTACGCTCGTACAAATACAAGTCGCATCACACACCCGCCTTTCGAATACGGGGGTGAGCCCGCGCTCCGGAAGGCGCCATCGCCTCCGCGCCGCTCAGAGAGACGGCACTCCGGATCGAAAAGACGGCAGACTAGCTACCGCGAACATACAAGAAACACCTCGCCGCGTTAGTCAAGCGCGCGGGGCGGCCATTTCCACCCGTTTGTGGGGAAAACTCAAACACCTAAATTGAAAGGGAAGTTCAATGTCCTTCCTCACCAATCTCGCTTCCGCCTTCAAGGGCGGGGGCGGGACCGTTCGCGTGCCTGTCGGGCGCGGGTTCATTTCGCCTTGGGCTGGCTCGTTCGAGAGCACGCCGCGCAGTCCGGCCTTCGAATACACCTCCGCCGTGCGCGAGGCTTTCCTCGCCAACCCGGTGGCGCAGCGATCGGTGCGGATCGTGGCGGAAGGGGTGGGCGGGGCGCCGCTGGCGGGCGAGGATGCCGCGCTGGCGAAACTGCTGCGCGGCTCGGCGGGGACCACGCCGTTGCTCGAGGTGCTGGCCGCGCAACTGCTGCTCCACGGCAATGCCTTCGTGCAGGTGCTCAAGGATGCCGCCGGACAGCCGATCGAGCTGTTCCCGCTGCGACCCGAGCGGGTGAAGGTGGTCGCGGGGGCGGACGGCTGGCCTGCTGCCTACAGCTATCGCGTCGGTGCGGACACCATCATGATCGCGCCCGAAGATGAAGCCGGCTGGCCAAACCTCGTCCATCTCAAGGGCTTCCACCCGGCGGACGATCATTACGGCGCGGGCTGCCTCAGCGCTGCCGCGCAAGCCGTGGCGGTCCACAATGCTGCCAGCGCCTGGAACCGCGCGCTGCTGGAGAACGCGGCGCGGCCTTCGGGCGCGCTGGTGTATGCGCCCGGCGACGGGGCGGGGCTGTCCGCCGATCAATACGAGCGGCTGAAGGCCGAGCTGGCGAGCGCCTTCCAGGGCGCGGGCAATGCCGGGCGGCCGATGCTGCTGGAGGGCGGGCTCTCCTGGCAGGCGATGGCGCTGAGCCCCGCGGACATGGATTTCGCCGCGCTGAAGGCCGCTGCGGCGCGCGATATCGCGCTCGCCTTCGGAGTGCCGCCGATGCTGCTCGGCCTGCCGGGCGACAACACCTATGCCAACTACCGCGAGGCCAATCGCGCGCTGTGGCGGCTCACCTTATTGCCGCTGGCGGAGCGGATTCTGGCGGGGCTGCTGCACGGCCTCGCGTCATGGTTCGCCGGTGAGGGATTGCACGTCGATCTCGACCGCGTGCCCGCGCTGGCCGAGGACCGCGAGCGGCTGTGGGCGCAGGTCAGCGCGGCGGGTTTCCTGAGCGACGACGAAAAACGCAAGTTGCTGGGAGTGAGCCAATGACCCGCGCGGATATGCTGGCGCGGCTTGTCGCCCAAGCGGCGGTGGACAGGCCCGAGATCGTGACCCTGCGCGCGCTGGTCGAAGAGGCGAGCGAGCTCGGCGCAGGCCGCGCGCTCGAACGGCTCGGGCTGGATGACGCCAAGGCCAGGGATGACATGGCCGAGCTGCGCGAGCTCCTCGGCGCCTGGCGCGATGCCAAGACGAGCGCGTGGAAGGCGATGATCGAGTGGCTGGTGCGCGGGGCGTTGGCGCTGCTGCTGGTCGGGATCGCGCTGCGGCTCGGCGTGGGCGAGATGCTGCGATGAGGATCGCCGGTTATGCCGCCTTGTTCGGCCTCCCCGATGCGGCGCGCGACACCATCCTGCCGGGGGCCTTCGCGGCGACGCTGGCGGGGCGGGCGGAGAGGTTGCCGCTGTATTGGCAGCACCGTCCCGCCCAGCGGATCGGTTGGGTCGAGACCGCCCGTGAGGACGCGCGCGGCTTGCGGGTGATCGCCACGCTCGATCCCGGCACGCGGCCCGCCGCGCTGCTCGGAGCGGGTGCGGTCAGCGGGCTGAGCTTCGGCTACCGCGCCCGCGAATTCCGCCTCACCCCGCAAGGCCGCGAGTTACGAGCCCTAGACCTGTTCGAGGTCAGCCTCGTCGCCCACCCGCTTCAACATCGATCTCGAGTCCACTGGATTTCCTGATGCTCCCCGCCGCCTCCGGGCGGCTTTTTTGTGCCCAAGAGAAAGGCTCCAACCATGGATACCGTCACTACCATCGATCCCGCCGAAGCCAGCTTCGACATCCTCGCCCGCCAGGACGCCGCCGATGCGAGCATCGCGGCGCTCCAGTCCGACGTCGTCGAGGTCAAGGCGCGGGTCGACCGGATCGCGGTCGCGGCGCAGCGGCCCGCACTGTCCGGCACGCCTGTCAGCCCCGAAGTGAAGGGCTTCGTCGACGGCTATCTCCGCCGCGGTTCCACGCTCGAACTCAAATCGCTGACCGGCAGCATCCCCGCCGACGGCGGCTATGCCGTCCCCCACGAGATCGATGCGCTGATCGCTCGTGAGTTGACCGAAATCAGCCCGATCCGCGCCATCGCCCAGGTGGTTCAGACCGGCACCGCGGGCTATCGCAAGCTCGTCACCACCGGCGGCTTCGCCAGCGGCTGGGTCAGCGAGACCGCCGCGCGGCCCGAGACCGGCACCCCCGACTTTCAGGAAATCGCGCCGCCCACGGGCGAGCTTTATGCCAATCCGGCCGCGAGCCAGGCGATGCTCGACGATGCCAGCTTCGACATCGAAAGCTGGCTGGCCAGCGAGGTGGCGATGGAGTTCGCGCGGGCCGAGGGTGCGGCCTTCGTCAGCGGGAACGGCATCAACCGGCCCAAGGGATTCCTGGATGCACCGAAGTCCGAAGATTTCGACGGCGAGCGCCCCTTCGGCACGCTGCAATATATCGGCACCGGCAATGCGACCGGCTTCGGCAGCGAGCCCGATGCGACGCTGATCGACCTCGTGCATACGCTCAAGGCAGGCCATCGCCAGGGCGCGAGCTGGGTGATGAACTCCACCACGCTGGCGACCGTCCGCAAGCTCAAGACCAGCGATGGCGCGTTCCTGTGGCAGCCGGGGCTGGTGGACGGGCAACCCGATCGCCTGCTCGGCTATCCGGTGGTCGAGGCCGAGGATATGCCCGACATCGCCGCCAACGCCTTCCCGATCGCCTTCGGCAATTTCCGCCACGGCTATCTGATCGCCGAACGCACCGCGACGCAGATCCTGCGCGATCCCTACATGAACAAACCCTTCGTGCACTTCTACGCCACCAAGCGCGTGGGCGGGCAGGTGCTGGATAGCGCGGCGATCAAACTTCTAAAAATAGAAGTTTGAGTCTTTGTAGTTCCGCACCGGCGTCCGCCGGTACGAAATCCTCGCGCCTGCGGCGCTGCGGGCGGCCGGTCGGCCTTGCGGTCGGCTGGTTGCCGACCGAGCACTGCCTAACAGCAGCGGCTTCGACTGGCTCGGACCGGCATCAGCGGCCCGCAAGCGCGACTGCGCGCCCGCAGCGCCATTAGGCGCGAGGACATCGCGGGGGCGGACGCGCCTGCACAAGCTAAGAAGCGCCCCGCCGTTCCCCTTCCCGGCGGGGCGCATTTTTTCACTCATTTTCAGGAGTACGCCGATGCCCGCACCCACGGGGGCCGCGCCACTGGCTGCGCTCAAGCAGTGGCTGGCCATCTCCACCCCAGCCGAGGACGCGCTGCTCGAGCGGCTGCTCGCGGTCGCTTACCAGACCTGCGCCGCCTACATCGGCGGCGCAGGTCTGGCGGACGACTGGGGCGAAGTCTCGGCCCCTTTGCGCGAAGGCATCGTCCGCTTCGCCGCGCATCTCTACCGCGATCGCGATGCCGCCAGCACCCGCGAGCCGCCCGCGGCGGTGGCGGCGCTATGGCGGCCTTGGCGCGAGCTACGGCTGTGAACGCCGCGCCCGATTTCGCCCGCTTGGCCCAGGCACTTGCCCGCCACGCCGACCGGCTTGCCCGTGCCCGCGCGGTAGAGCGCCGCGCCGGTGACTCCAGCTCGCGCAACCCCCGCCTGCTCTGGCCCAATTTCGGAGACCGGTGATGGAAAGCCGATTCCGCCGCGATCTGCTGTCGTGGCTCGCCGCCGATACGGTGCTGTCCGCCGGGCTCAACGCCCTGAGCGAGGAAAGCCCGCTCACCGCCCCGCCGCCCTGGCTCGGCTTGGCCGCGAGCGCGAGCGCCGAGTGGGGCGCGAAAGGCGCGCCCGGCCGCGAGGTCCGCGTGGCGCTCGAACTGGTGCTTCGCGACGACTCCGCCGCTGCGATCGCCGAACTAACCGACGCGCTCGAACGCCGGGTGGCGACCATGCCCGCCGCGCAGAGCGGCTATCGCGTAGTGATGACCCAATTCCTCCGCAGCCGCGCCGAGCGTCGGGCGGGGAATTTGCAGGCGGTGCTTACGGAGTACCGGTTTTTGTTGCTCGCCAACCCCTGATCCAAACCCGCTCCCAACATCCGCTCGCCCTGAGCCTGTCGAAGGGCAGCCGCAATCGTCGCGGCTGTGCTTCGACAAGCTCAGCACGAGCGGGCGTGGGCATTAAAAAGGAAACTTACAATGACAGCCCAGAAAGGCGCCGCCTTCCTACTGAAAGTAGGCGATGGCGCGAACCCTCCCGCATACGAGACGGTGGCGGGCCTCCGCACCACGCAGATGACGATCAACGGCGAGACCGTGGTCGTCACGCACAAGGGCTCGGGCGGCTGGCGCGAGCTGTTGTCGGGGGCGGGTACGCGCTCGGTGTCCGTGTCCGCCAGCGGCATCTTCCTCGACAGCGAGGCCGAGGCGCGGGTGCGCGGCAATGCGCTGGCGGGCACGCTCGATGCTTACGAGCTCAGCTTCGAGGACGGGGCGAAGATGCGCGGGGCATTTCTGGTCCAGCGGCTGGATTACGCCGGCGATTTCAATGGCGAGCGGACCTATGCGCTGGCGCTGGAAAGCTCGGGCGCGGTGGTGCCCCAATGACCTGCGCCGCGAACGCGCTGAGAGGCGAGGCGTCGCTCCCCATTGACGGGATCGACCGCAAGCTCCGCCCCAGCTTCGATGCGCTGGTGCGCGCCGAGGAGGAATTGGGCCCGCTGTTCGCGCTGGTCGAGCGCGCGGGGGAAGGGCAGCTCCGGCTGGCCGAGGTCGCGACGCTGTTCTGGCACTGCCTTGCGGCCCCCGAAGGCCTCTCCCGCGAGTGCGTAGGTCGGGCGGTGGTGGCGATGGGGCTGGCCGAAGCGGCGAAGCCATTGCGGATGCTCCTGGGCGAGATTTTGCGCGGTCGGCCGTGACCTTCGCCGAAAGTGCGGTGCGTCTCGCCGCCCTGGCGACGCAGGCGCTCGGCTGGCCGCCGGGCGAGTTCTGGGCGGCAACGCCCGCCGAGCTGGCGCTGTCGCTTGGCGTGCCCGAGACCACCACAGCGCCAAGCCGCGCCGCACTGATGACCATGATCGATAGGGACACCGATGGCCGATCCGATTGACGAGCTGCTCGTCTCCGTCCGCGCCGATACGCGCGGCTTCGCCGCCGACGTGGCGCAGATGCGTGCCAGTTTCGATTCCGGGTTGGTCGACGGGTTTGCGAACGCGGGCACCATGCTCGAACGCAGCCTGCTCGGGGCGCTGCGGAAAGGCTCGCTGGGCTTCGACGATCTCAAGCGCAGCGCGCTGAGCAGCCTGGATCAGATCGCGGCGCGCGCCTTGCGACTGGGGCTGGAAGCGATCGTGCCGCAAGGCAGCGGGCTCGGCGGTGTGCTCTCGGGCCTGGTCGGTTCGCTGCTCGGGCTGCCGGGCCGGGCAACGGGCGGGATCGTCGCCCCCGACCGGCCTTATCTGGTCGGCGAGCGCGGGCCCGAGGTGTTCGTGCCGACCAGCGCGGGGCAGGTGGTGGCGAACGGCGGTGCCGGAGCGGGTCGCGAGGTGCGCGTGGCGATCCACTTGAATGCTGAACGCGGCGCGAGTGCGCCGGTGGCGATGCAACGCAGCAGCCGCCAGCTGGCGAGCGCGGTAAGGCGAGCGTTGCGCTAATCCTCCCCGCGCCGGGGAGGATTCTGGAGAACCCCTATGTTCTACCTCGCCCAACCGCGCCCCGGCGCGGCGACCGAGCATATCCAGCGCTTCGATCCGCGCTTCTGGACGGTCAATTTCCCGCGCCCGATGATGGCGAGCGTGGTCACCACGGCGCCCGACGCGCTGCGGGTGGAGTGCGAGTTCCACCATGCGGGCGAGCTGGCCGGACTGATCTGGGCCAGCGAGGACACGCTCGATCACCCGCTGCTCGCCTATCGGACGGTGCGCGATTACGCGCATTGCGTGCTGCAATTCCGCTGGCGCAGCGGCGGGCTGATCGCGCTCGACCAGCCGAATGGGCCGACGCTGACCATCGAGGGGCGCGATGCCGCTGGAACCATGCGAGCCTGGTATGTCCGGCTGTGGAACTATGCCGTGGGGACGCCCGAGGATGCGCTGGTGACACTGCGGTTCTCCGAACTGGAGTCCGGTTACGGCCTTCCGGGCGAGCCGGTGCATCCCGGCGATATCGACCGGATGTTCATCAGCCTCGTGCCGCCGGGCTATGTCGAGGGCTCCGCCGCTGTGCTGCCCGCGCGCGCCGACGGCTGGGCCGAGCTGAGCGGCATCGTCTGCTGGGGCGAGCACGCCATGCTCCCCGTGGCCGATGCGATCGTGCCGCCGCACGGGATCGGCATGGCGACCGCTTATGACGATGCCTTCGACCAGACCCCCACGCGGCTGGTGCGGCAGATCGAGCAGCTCGGTTATCGCGGGGACGTGATCCACTATGTCGGGATGAGCCATTTCTTCCGGCTCGAACCGGGAGAAGGGCGCTTGCTGGCGGCGGGTGACGGCACCTTGTGCGGCCCCGCGCGGGCCTGGCACGAAGCCTATTTCGCCGGGCTGGCTGACGCCGGGCTGACGCCGATCGTCTCGCTCAGCTATGAATTGTTCGCGGCCCATTGTCCCGAAGCCTGGCAACAGCGCGCCTGGGACGGGGCTCCCTCGCGCACCGGGTGGGAGCCGCCGAGCGCCTTGCTCTCGCCCGCGAACAGCGCGGCGATGGCATGGTTGCAGGCGGTGGCGGCACAGTTCGTGGCGCTTGTTGAGGCGGCGGGCTGCCCGGTGAAATTCCAGATCGGCGAACCGTGGTGGTGGGTGCAGCCGCAGACCGGCGCCATCTGTTGCTACGACGATGCGGCCAAAGCCGCGCTGGGCGGAAACCCGGTGGCGATCCCCGATATGCGCGCACCGCTGTCTGCGGCGCAGACTGCGGTGCTGGACGCGGTCGGCGTACTGCTCGCCGCCTCGACCGCGGCGCTGACGCAAGCGGTGCGCGAGGCCGCGACGGACCCGGCGCAGGTGCTGCTGCTCGCCTTCACCCCCACGCTGCTCGATCCCGCCATGCCGGAACTGCGGCGCGCGAGCCTGCCGCTGGGCTGGGCCTGGCCCGCCTTCGACCGCCTCCAGCTCGAGGATTACGACTGGCTTACCGCCGGGGCCGAGGCCGCGCGCCGCACCGGCTATGCCGAGATCGACCAGCGGCTCGGCTATCCGGCGAGCGCACAAGACTATCTCGCCGGCTTCGTCCTCAGCGCCGAGGACGCAGACGCCTACTGGCCGCGCATCGATGCCGCGCTCGACGAGGCGGCGGCGCGCGGCATCCCGCGCGGCTTCGTCTGGGCGCTGCCGCAGGTGGCGCGCGACGGATACGTCCGCCTGCCGCCGCCATCACCCGAGGAGAACCCCGTGAACGCCTTCGACGATGTGCTCTTTCCGCTTGCACTGGGCCGCGATGCCGCGGTCAGCCCCGAATTCTCCACCAGCGTGGCGGTGACCGCCTCGGGCCACGAGCGGCGTAACGCGCTGTGGGGGGATGCGCGGCTGCGCTTCGATGTCGGGCCGGGCATCCGTTCGGAGACTGAGCTGGGCACGCTGATCGCCTTCTTCCGCGCCCGCCACGGCCCCGCGACGGGCTTCCGCCTGCGCGATCCGTTCGATTTCAGCTCGAACGGCATGACCGGCGCGCCGACCATGACCGACCAGCTCCTCGGCGCGGGTGACGGCCTCGCCGCCAGCTTCCAGCTCGTGAAGCACTATGGCGAGCAGCGCCGGACGGTCACGCGGCCCGAACCGGGCTCGATCATGGTCAGCGTCGATGGCGCACCCATCACCGGCTGGACGCACGTCGCGCAAGGCCGGATCGTGTTCGCCATCGCGCCGCCCGCGGGCGCGGAGGTGCGCGCTGGCTTCCGCTTCGACGTGCCGGTGCGCTTCGCGGAGGACCGGCTCGACGTCAGCGGGGTGAACTTCGCCGCGGGCGAGGCGCCCTCGGTCCCGCTGCTCGAAATCCGGGAAGAGACGTCCGGGGAGCTGGCATGAGCCGGGTGTTCTTCGACCGCCCGCTCGACACGGTGGCGAGCTTCTGGCGCATTCATCGGGGCGACGGCGTGGCGCTGGGCTTCGTGACGCACGACCGCGATCTATGGTTCGGCGGCCTGCTCCACCGCGCCGCGCCGGGGCTGACGCCGAGCGCGATCCGCCGCACGGCGGGTTTCGCGGACGAGGGTGCCGATGTCGAGGGCGCGCTGGCGCATGATTGCATCGCGGAAGTCGACCTCGCCGCCGGGCGCTACGACGGGGCGGCGATCGTGATCGGCGCGGTCGACTGGGCAACGCTGGAACACGCCCTGGTCTTCAGCGGCACGATCGAAAGCGTGAGCCGCGAGGGCAATGGCTTCACCGCCGAACTGGCGAGCGCCAAGGCGGCGCTGGCGGTGGACCCGGTCCCGCGCAGCAGCCCGACCTGCCGCGCGCGTTTCTGTGGGCCGGGCTGCACGCTTTCGCCCGCGCGCTTCACCCGCCGCGCCGAGGTGAGCGCGATCGACGGCGACCGAGTGACGTTCGCGGCGATCGACCCGATGCTATTCTCAGGCGGTGAACTGCGCTGGCTCGACGGCCCGCTGGCGGGGCTGGACGCGACCGTAGTCGCCGCCGATGAAACCGGGCTCATGCTCGATCGAAGCCCGGCGGGAGTGGAGCCCGGAGCCCGCGCGCAGTTGCGTGAAGGCTGCGATCATACCATCGCCACCTGTGCCACGCGCTTCGACAACGCCGTGAATTTCCAGGGCGAACCCTTCCTGCCCGGCACCGATCTGCTCGCGCAGTACCCGCAGCCGCGATGACCGCCCCGATGACGCCCGATCGCTTTGCCGCTGCGGCCGCCGCCTTGCTCGGCGCGCCGTTCCGCTTGGGTGGGCGCGACCCGGAGATCGGGGTGGACTGCGTGGGGCTCGTCGCCTGCGCGCTCGGAACGCCGGTTTCGGCGCCGGTGGGTTACGCGCTGCGGAACACCTGCATCGCCCGGCACCTGGCCTTCGCGGAGAGCGCCGGGCTCGTGCCCGCGACCGGCCCGCTGGCGCGCGGCGATGTCATCCTGGCGGTGCCGGGACCGGCGCAGCACCATGTGCTCGTGATGCTCGGTCCGAACCGCTTCGTCCACGCCCACGTCGGCCTTCGCCGCGTCGCACTCCATCACGGCCCGTTGCCCTGGCCGGCGCTGGCCCGGTGGCGGCTCGCATCCGAAAGTAACTGACCATGGCAACTCTGGTATTCGGCGCGCTCGGGACGCTGGTCGGTGGGCCCGTCGGCGGCGCGATCGGCGCGCTGCTGGGACGCGCGACCGATCGCGCGCTGCTTGGCACGCCCACACGCGAAGGGCCGCGCCTGACCGAGCTAGCGGTCAGTTCGTCGAGCTACGGCCAGCCCCTCGCGCGGCACTTCGGCGCGATGCGCGCGGCGGGCACGATCATCTGGGCAACCGAGCTGAAGGTAACGCAGGGCCGCAGCGGCGGCGGCAAGGGTCAAGCCGCGACCACCAGCTACAGCTATGCGGTCTCGCTAGCGGTGGCGCTGTCTAGCCGTCCGATCACCGGTGTCGGGCGCATCTGGGCCGACGGCAATTTGCTGCGCGGCGCGGCGGGCGACCTGAAGACCGGCGGTACGCTGCGTATTCACCTCGGCCATGCCGATCAGGCGCGCGACCCGCTGCTCGCCGCCGCGCTGGGCGACGACTGCCCGGCGCATCGCGGGCTCGCCTATGCGGTGCTCGAGGACCTTCAACTTGCCGATTTCGGCAACCGCATCCCCGCGCTCAGCTTCGAGGTCTTCGCTTCGGGCGCAGGTGCGGCGCTGATCCCGGCGCTGGTTGGTGCCGCGGACCCGGTCGGCGCGCAGGCGGTCCCCGAGGCCCAGCCGATCGCGGGCTTCGCGCATGACGGCGGCACCGTCGCCCAGGTGCTCGATCTGCTGGGCCAAGCGGTTCCCATCGTCGCGGATAGTGGTGGACCAGGGTTGCTCATCGGACCCGGTGGCACCGCTCCTGTGGCCCTGCCGGAGCCAATCGCTGCCGACGACGGCGAGTTCGGCACCCGCACAGGCGCGCGGCGCGCCCGCCGCGGCACGGCTGGGTCGACCGCGCTGCGCTATTACGACAGTGCGCGCGATTACCAGCCTGGCTTGCAACGGTCGAGCGGTCGCGCGCCGCAGGCGGGGGAACGCGTGCTCGAACTCCCTGCCACGCTGACGGCCGCAGGTGCCGCCGTGCTCGCCGACGCTCTGCGATTGCGCGGCGCGAGTGAAGGCGAGCGCCTGCAACTACGCATCGCCGCACTCGACCCTGCGCTGCGACCGGGTGCCCTCGTCGCCATGCCGGGTCAGGGTCTCTGGCGTGTCGAAGCGTGGGAATGGCGCAGCACCGGCATCGAGCTCGACCTGCGCCGCGCCCCTCATCTGACGGCGCAGGCCCGGTCAGCCGATCCCGGCACGCCTTGGCGTCCTGCCGACCGCCTGCCCGCGCCGACGATCCTGACCGCGTTCGAACTGCCCTGGGACGGGACCGGCGCTGCCGATGCTGTCCGCGTCCACGCGGCGTTGGGGGCGGGTGCAGGACGCTGGGCGGGGGCTTCGCTCTTTGTCGAGCGCGCCGGTGCCCTCGCACCGCTTGCCACCTCCGGCCCCGCGCGCGCATCGACCGCGCGGCTCGACGCTGCCCTGCCCGGATCGCCCGCCCTGCTGTTCGAGCCGACCGCGCAGATCGACCTGGCTTGCGACGATCCCGACACCGAGCTGACCGGCGTGGACGGCGCGGCGCTGGCAGCGGGTGCCAATCGTCTGCTGGTCGGAAACGAGATCGTGCAGTTCAGCGCCGCCACCCCGCTTGGCGTCGGGCGCTGGCGTTTGCGGGGCCTGCTGCGTGGTCGCGGGGGAACCGAGGCCGAGGCGCGCGCCGGACATGGGGTGGGCGTGCGCGCGGTCCTGCTCGATGAGCGGCTACTGCTGTTGGATGCCGCGAGCTTCGATCCCGCGACCGAGCGCCTTGCCGCGATCGGACTGGCCGATGCCGAACCGGTCTTCGCGGCCGTGGCGGCTCCCGGGCGCTCGCGCCGCCCCCTCGCGCCGGTTCACCCTGGCGTGAGCCAGCTGCCATCGGGCGGGCTGGCGTTCCGGTGGACGCGGCGCGCCCGCGGTGCCTGGGCCTGGCGCGATGGCATCGACGTGCCGCTGGTCGAGGAAGGCGAGCGTTACGAGCTTGGCGCCGGTCCGGTCGCCGCGCCGGTCCGGATCTGGACGAGCGAGGTGCCCGCGCTCGTGCTGTCGGCCGAGGATCTGGCACCGCTGGCGGCGGGCACCGCGATGTGGGTGCGCCAGCTGGGAACCCACGCCCGCTCGCCCGAACTGCTGCTGCACCACCTGCCTTGA